GATCTGTACATTGAGCGTGATCGCCGCCTGTTGATTGAAAATCGCGCGGCCAACATCATAGCCAATGCCATCAGACTACTGGAACAGATTGACACTGAATTCCCACCGGAACAGGCTGATAATCTCACCCGTAAACTACTGAATGCTATCCGTACCCGGGACTCGGGCAAGTTTTCTAGATCAGTGAGAAGAACCAATGCAGATTCATGAAATCACACGCCGTCGCACAGACGAGGACATAGTCAGTGGCATACAAGCTGTAGGTCGTGGCATACAAGCTGTAGGACGTGGTGTTAAACAAGCCGGGGCTATTGCCGGTGGTGTGGCCAACTATGCCGCCAACGCTACATTAGACGCTGCTGGAATCGGTGGCAAGTTTGACACTACTACTGCCGCACCAGGACAAGCACAAGATGTAGCTGCTAAACTCAGCGCACCACTAATCGATTCCACCGCCAAAGATGTGGCCAAAAGATGGCAACAAACCGAAGCAAGCCTGGCTGCTGAAATCGGGACCACGGATCCCAACTCTGGCGAATGGCAAAAAGTAAATGGTAAAAAAGAAGAAGCTCTGGATCAAATTATCAATCAGTCTCTATTGCGGCAACAACTAGCTGGTGGCTATCAATCATTGCCCCAGGCAGTGCAAAATGTGCCCCGACTCACTGGCCCCGCAGCAGAACTGGTAAAGGCCATTGATCAAGCCAAAGCCAAAATCATGGCCAACAATGGCAAGGCCAACATGCAAGACAGTTTTAAAGAAATAGTCAAGTCAGCATTTCAAGCCACCACTTATATGCAAAGCATGAAATCAAAAAGCCGCGCTGGCCTAACTCAGACCCAATCTGACGTGGCCAATCAGCTACAAAGTGAAGTAGGATTGAGTCGTAGCGAAGCCGAAGATGTAGCTGCTTCTATAGCCACTATACGTCCAGACAAAGTACAAAAATTCAATCGGATAGTGGCACAAATAGCCGCAGCCAATGATCCCAGTAACTTGGCCAAGGCAGCAGAATGATGCATCTCCTGGAAGGTGGTAACGTATTCAAGGATGCCAATGGTCAACCTGTGACACAGCGCATTCCTAGAGAACAGATCCCATCCACTGTGGCCTGGTTAGAAAAGCTCACAGGCATTGACTTGACTTTAGAAAAAGACATAGACAAGATACCTGTGAAGTGGTTGGGCAGCACTGGCAAGAAGCCCGACTCCGGGGACATGGACCTGGCAGTAGACTCCAATGAGATTTCCAAACCTGCGCTCAAAGGCATGCTGGACGCATGGGCTGTGAAAAACAAACAAGACCCCAAAGACTGGGTACGCATGAGCGGCGAAGCTGTGCATTTTAAAACACCCATCGAAGGTAATCCCAAAAAAGGCTATGTGCAAACTGACTTCATGTTCATGCCTGACCTTAACTGGGGTATATTCTGGTTAGGTGGCGGCGCTGGATCAGCCTACAAAGGTGTACACCGTAACGTGCTGATGAGCAGCATAGCCAAATCACTGGGACTCAAAGCCTCCAACAAAGGTATCATCAGTCGCCAGACTGAAAAACCAGTGACCATGGATCCAGATCAGGCCGCACAGTATCTGTTGGGTCCCAACTATGATCGCAAGAATCTCAAGAGCGTGGAAAGCATCTATGATGCGTTGGCCATGGATCCCGATCGTGAAGCCAAGCTGGCTGACTTCCGTGAATACTTGGCCCGTGAAGGACTGCAAGAACCTGGTCCCATCAAAGAAAGTGATGCGGGATTCCTAGCACGCCTGCGTGACCGTATCGTAAACCAGGGCATGACTGCCTTGATTGAAACTGAAAAGACCAACCCATATCAGATCTACGAAGCCGAAGCAGCAGGTGTAGGCGGGCGTGCCAAGGGCATTGAACACTTGGAAGATCTCATATTCCGCAAAGGCTCACGTGGCGCACAAGAGGCACTGGAAATAGTCAAGCACTCAGCAGAAAGTCCTACCAAAGCAGTCACAGTGAAGTGGGATGGCAAGCCTGCTGTGGTATTTGGGCGCAAGCCAGACACTGGTGAGTTTGTGCTCACAGACGGTTCGGGCTTTGAAGCCAAGGGCTACGATGGCCTAGCCACATCACCACAAATGATGGCGCAGATACAAGGCGGTCGTTCGGGACAGCGCAGCGAACTCATACAGTTATATGCTACCCTGTGGCCCATGCTGGAAGCTGCTGTGCCTTCTAACTTCCGTGGCTATGTCAAAGGCGATTTGCTGTACATGGATACACCATCCTTGGAGTCTGGCAACTATGTGTTCAAGCCCAACACAGTACAGTATCGCATCCCAGCCAAGAGCGCCCTGGGACAGAGAATAGGCAACAGTCAAGTGGGTGTGGCCATGCACAGCATGTATGCTGACCAAGGTGAGCCCCGCCAGCCCTTGAGCCGTGTGAAGTTCAATGATGTACCAGGTTTGTTGTTGATTGAGCCCATTGGAGGCAAAGAGATCACTCCTGATCCTGCACAGCTCAAACAGATACGAGGCCTGCTGAGTAGCCAAGGTCGTAACATTGATACCTTGTTTAACCCTGCAGAACTGCGGGCACAACAGATCACAGATTTGGCCAAACTATGTGTGGACTACATCAACTATCGTATTCCCAGTGGTAACTTTGATAACTTGCTGGGAGGATTTGGTGACTGGTTACAGACCAAGGTCAGCCCCAGGAAGTTTGCCAACATCATAGAATACTTGAAGAGCCCTGCCAGCAACACAGAAGCACTAGCAGCGGCGTTTACTATATTCTTGTTGCTGCATGATCTGAAGCTGGATATCTTGCGCCAACTGGATTTGAAAGATCCTGGACATGAAGGTTGGGTGATGGCCACGCCTGCAGGCTATGCCAAGGCGGTGAATCGCTTCGACTTCACAGCAAGAAATCGTGCCCAAAATAATCCACCAGCAGGCTGATTTTTTGCCAAAAGACTAAATAAGAGTAGGGTCAAAGCACCCATAAACTTTAAAGGAAATTTACCATGGCATATTACGCACCAGTAAACGGCGATACACAACCAGTATTCGCCTTAGACACACAAAACGGTCCAGTTGCACCTTCAACCTCATTGGCAGGTGCTCCAGTTCAGCCACAAGGCCCCAAGCTAGACTTCTTCCGCCTTGTTGCTAACACCAGCGTCAACGGTGAAGGCGGCGTGCAAGAGTACGTTGCTAACGTGATGCAAGCAATCCAGCAAACTTCCACAGTTGCTATGTACCAAGTTGACGGTGTTGCGATTTCAGTCGCTACCTACCCAACTGGTGCTTTTGCTAACACCACTACCAACACTTCTTCAGCTGTGATGTTGGCTGCTGCTAACATTACCTATACCGGCTTCCAGCTGGATAGCTGCACCAGCGTTGGATTCAAGCTAACAACCTAATCCAAGGTTAAGTGTAACAACACAAACCCCGGAACTAAAAACTCCGGGGTTTTTCTTTGCCGTTAAATACTGCCAATGAAGATACAAGGACAAACCCTGTTTGATTGCAGTCCCACAGGAATCACAGGAAACTTTAGGACCAGCCAGATACCCTTTGAAGATCGGGTGGGTCAAACCATAAACAACATAGAGGACTGGAATCATTCCAGGAATCAACAAAGGAACTGGGAAACCTTGCAGCAAATGATCAGTCTGCGAGCACAGCCTGTGATCACCCAACTGCCAACTTTGACTAAGAATCAATGGGAGTTCGAGTTTGAAGTAGAAACGCCGGGGGTGTATTCTGCCACAGGTGATGTTGAAAACCTGGATGGATTGCTGAATGAATGTGCAGGCATACCCATGGTCACAAAGTTAAATGAAAAACAACAGGTAGAACCATGCTTGGTGGTATCGGGACCCAAGCAAAACTTATGGTTCAAAACCATAAATAAATGACTGGGAGAGCCAATGGATACCACAGATATCGAAAAGAAGAGTCTTGAAGCGCACGTTGAACTGTGTGCTGAACGCTATCGCATGCTAGAGCTCAAGATAGAGAATGTGGATACCAAGATGATTAGTCAAGCCACTGTGATACAGGAAATACACGATCTAGTGCATGAACTAGCTGAAAAGCGCAACACACAGATCATAAACTGGGGTGTTGGTATCATAGCATCATTGGTAGGAGCAGTGGCTTGGTTTGCCACAAACTATTTTAAATCATGACACGAGATCAAAAAGTACAACGCTGGACCGAGCGTGAAGCTCGCCGTAGTCTCCATACCATGATCATTGACGATGAAAAGGGTGGATATGTGGCATTTGGAAGATATCAACTCAAACCCACTTTGCATCAAGTTGAAGTAACTGTGAACAATGATAGTTCTGTCAGTGTGTTCAGCAACAAGCGCACAGCCATCAGCTGGTGCGTAGCTGACAACTACAAACAGTATGGATTGGCCAAGATTATAAAAACGTTAGACCATAAAAAACAGGCTCTGTCGGCAGATATAAACTACAATAAGCAAATGGCCCATAAAGGAAAGAATCACGAATTCCAAGAACTGGTGATAACCAAGTTAGAATCTAAGGTTGGGCACTATTCGTTGGTGGACCGTGAACTTGAAAAATGCCTAAATCTGGCTAAATATATACAACTAAAAGGATTCCAAAATGAAACTGCAAGAACTAGCGGCCGCTAAGCCAACCCGACAAATATCCAAAGTATTTGAAAGCTACTTTGGCTCAGAGATCAAACTGGATCGCATTCCAGCGCGCCAAGCCAAGGCTATGTTGAATCGCGTGCGTGGAATCCTGGGCGAGACTCGCCGCCAGCCATCTTTCCACCAAAGCGAAAAGAATCCTAGTTATCTCAAGCTATTGATGATGGAACAAGCATTGGCTGCCAGACTCAAAGAAACCACACCAGCAATGCCTGCTGCACCTGCTGCCCCTGGCGCTCCTGCTGCA